AAGAAAAAGATCACTGAAGCCCAGGTAAAACAGACCGAGGCCCAGACCGAACTGCTGCGAGCCAAAGCTGAAGCGGTGTCGAGCGGTGAATCGCTGATCCGCGTTGAAGCCGCCAACCTCACACCAGCCCTTGAGCTCATCTTTGACGAGGTATTGCGGCACACATACCTGAAGGCGACCGAGGAAGGGCAAGACTTCCTTCTTGGACTGACCAACTGACATTTCACAACGGCACGACATGAGGAAACAAACGATGGGTATTTTTGAACGACTGACCGGTAAGAACAAACTGCAGAAGCTGGAGGAATGGCGCGCGCGTATTGAGTGGCTGGAGAGCACGATTAACGAAGGTGATTCGCGTTACAGTGATATCAAAGACCAGATGAATCGCTTGCGGAATGTTTACGACCGAGAGAGCGAGACGCTTGCTGGTATTTATGCACCACCCCCACCCAATGCACGCCGGGTTCACTGGACTGCTGACGAGAAACAGGCCCAGGTCGAGCGGGTGCAGCACTACAAAGATCAGCTCGATGAATTGCAGGAAGCGCATGCTGACTGGATGAAACAGCATGAAGCCTACCGCGAAGAGCTGGCCAACCTGAAGAAAAACCGCCCGGGTGCCACCAAGACCGACATCAAGGCGCTGGCAGACCAAAAACAGGAAATCGAGGCGGCAATCAGCCGGGTGCAGTCCGTCATCGAAACACCCGCCCCGTCTTTGAGCGAAGCGACACAACAGTTGCAGTCGGAGGTGGACATTCTGGTGGCCGAGCAGGACGAGCTTGCCGCGGCAGTGGGATTAGGGGAGGCGTCAGCTGACGAATTGACCAAGGCGCAGAACACTCTCAAGAAAAAACAGGGAGAGCTCGAAAAGGCAAAGCAGGCAGAAAGCATGGCAGCGTCCGCCCAGCGCGGGTATCAGAAGCGCCTTGAAAAGCTGCAGACCGAGCTGGAAGAAACAGATCGGCTGTTGCGTGAAGCGGTGAGCTCTCATGTCGACAAGGTGCATGCTGATGCAGTCAAGCGCATGAACGAAGTGCAACGACAGATGAACGATGCTTACCAGGAACTGTACGCCATCCACCTGCTGGAGCGTGCGCATGGGACTGGCCGTCACCTTAACCCGGGTGAGATCAGGCTGGCCCCGCCGCAGCACCACAATCTGCCAAGCTGGATTCAGAACGAAGTGCACAGCTTCAAGCCGAATTCTGATGAGGCAAACGGCCGTCTGCAGAAACTGAAAGCCGCCGCCGGCCTGTAACCCACCCCCTGTTTCTGTTGTGGTCGTGCCCAACCCGCCCCGGTTCCTCTTCACTGGTGGCGGGTTTTTTATGCGGCCATCCGATGCAGGAATAGTGGCAGGCTGCGCAATGCTTCGCAGGAGGGCGCCAGCACTGCGATCGATTCAGGCAGTGCAACGCATAGGCAAGACAGCGAACGCGACGCACAGCGCCAGACTGAAAGCCGCTTCCCTGGCAAAGCTGAGGATCCTGACACCCCCTCAGCCTACCGCGGGATCGCAAGCATTCGTGGTTTTCGAGAATATTTCGGGGTTCTAGGGCCGTCAGCAGCACCCCGCTTCAGGCCGCGTGGTTACTGAGTTTCATACTGTTGAAGCTGTTGATTCAGAGAGGTTGAAACGTGAACACAAACAACACCAGTCGAGCGCACTACACCTGGAACCTGACCCGTATTGGGGAGGCGTTCGGCTTGCACCGTGACACCGTGCGCAAGCGGCTACGTGAGTCCGGCATCGAGCCAGTTGGCAGCAAAGACGGAGCACCCCTTTATGATCTGCGCGAGGCAGGGCCTGCAATCTTTGAAGGGCAAACCGGGTACAGCAGCTACGACCCGGACAGCACGTCACCGGTGGAGCGGCTGGCCTATTACCAGGCGGAGCGGTATCGCATCAAATTCGAGCAATCGATGGGAGAGCTCAGGTCAACCGACGAAGTGCACCGAGAAATGGCCGAAACCGCGAAGATGCTGGCAAACCTCTTCGATACGCTGCCCGACCTGCTGGAGCGTGACCACGGCCTGGCCGCCGACAAGCTGGCGCTGGTGGAGCAGACGCTCGACCGGGTGCGGATGGAGTTGTTCGAAGCGGTCTGCAGCGCAGATGAAGATGATTAAGCCATAACCATCGAAGGCTGCGGATCCGCTGCCAGCAACAGCGAGAGCAGATCGATCCTGTCGAGCTCATCCGCCGCGGCATCCCGAGCAGCTGAAAGCCGGTTTGTGAAGGCAGCAACCGTAATGCAGAGCTTGTCCGCAATCACCTCGACCCGCTCATTGTTGTAGAAGATCCGAGCCAGCAGCACCAGGGCATGATGCGGTTTGATTGCACCGCCGGAGAAGACGAACCCCATTCCAGAGCAATCAGGACAGCCGGGCTTCGATCCATTACATGAACACAGCTTCACCTTGCCCAGCAGGTAAACCGCCATTGGTAGCTTGGCGTGCTGGCTGCGCAGCCGGTCCGCCTGAATCGACACAAAGTCTGATGCCCGCCACCGATCAACATGCCCCGGCAGCTGGCCGCCATACTCTTCGATCATGGTTGCCGTGTTCTGATCATGCCAGCCGGCCTGATGCGCCTCGATTGCATTCAAGTAGATCCGAACCAGGTTGTCCAAACGCTGACGCATGACTTTGCTGATCGCCATGATGATCCCCTGCTGATGGTGTGTTTTTATACAGTATAAGGGCTATAATCGTGATAATCCGAAACACATCAAATGATAATTGCAGAGGCGCTATGGCCTTCACTCAGGACGACCTGGACAGCATCCGCGAAGCGATCGCAACCGGCGAAAAATCGGTGACGTTCGCAGATGGCAAGTCGGTCACATACCGATCAATCGCAGAGCTGGTGAAGGCAGAGCAGATGATTGCGCGCCATTTGCAGGCGAGCGAGGGCAACCGGCCCAAACGGGCCTTCCGCATAAACGTCAGCAAGGGGGCAACATGAGCAAGCCACGGATCCGCATTAAGAACGGACTGCCATTAATGGCCCGGGCGCAGGCCTATGAAGGGGCCACCCACGGCAGACGCGCATCCGGCTGGCACGCACCGAGCACCGGCCCCAATGCAGCACTGAACCCCGCCCTCAACACACTGCGCAACCGCAGCCGCCAAGCCTATCGAAACAACCCCTGGATCCGCCAAGCGATTGATCGCAATGTCTCGAACGAGATCGGCACCGGCATCGTGCCGATGTTCGACAGCAGCAACAGTGAATTCAACGCCAAGATGGACAGCCTTTGGGACACCTGGACCGGTTACGCCAGCATGGATCTATCCCTCGACTTTTACGGGCTGCTGGCGCAGGCGGTACGGTGCAGGCGCGTGGCCGGGGAAGTGTTCATCCGAGTGCGTTACCTGAAGGTGGGCACGCAGCAGGTGCCGATGGCATTGCAGGTGCTGGAGCCTGACATGGTACCGCTCGACCACAACCGCATCCGCTCCAACGGCAACCGCATCGTGGCCGGCAAAGAGTACAGTCGGAAGGGCCGACTGGTGGCAATCTGGGCATACAAGGAACACCCGCACGACAGCACAAGCTTTGACGCCTTCAAGCTGCTGCGCATCCCGGCGAACCAGATCCTTCACCACTACCTGCCATTGCGTCCGGGCCAAGTCCGAGGCGAACCCGACATAGTGCCGGCCCTGCTGCGCGCCAAAACGTATGACAGCTACGAAGACAGCGAGCTCAAGCGGAAGGAAACCAGGGCGCCCTTCACAGGGTTTCTGCAGAAGGAATACAGCGGGGAGGGCGATTGGCAGTTTGACCCGATCACAGGCGAACCGATGGACGAGGACGCCGACGTTCCCGAGATCAACGCCCAACCTGGAACAATCCTGTCCGGCGCGATCGGTGAAAAGCTGACACTGTTCGACGGTGACAACACCGGCACCGGTTACCGCGACTTCCAAAAGCAGCAGTTATTGGCAATCGCGGCTGGCGCCAAAAGCCTTTACCAGCTGATGACAGGGGACTGGGAAGGCGTGAACGACCGGATATACAGGGCGATGATCCAAGAATATCGGCGCGAGATCGAAATGGCGCAGGATCACCTGACCATCCACCAGATCTGCGAGCGCGTGGGCCAATGGTTCACCGATCAGTGCGTGTCCGTCCGTGCCGTTGCCGCCCCAGGCTACGCCACCAAGCACGATGACTACAACCGGCGCGACTGGCGCACACACCGCTGGCCGCACATCCACCCGACACAGGACGTTAACGCCACGATCATGGAGATCGAGAACGACCTCGAATCGTTGGACGCAGCCGTGGCCAAGCGCGGTTACCGGGCTGCAGATATTCAACGTGCCAACGTAGCGGCCCGCAAGCGCAAGGCCGACCTTGAGAGACAGAACGGCCTTGAGCCCGGAGGTAACTGATGACGAAGATTGACCTGCCATACACATCACGAGAACACGGACCCAACCCCGCCAGCACTGCAGAGCAGGAAAAGCGTTACCGGGACGTGGAGCAAAGAGCCCTTGATGCTGAAGCCCTGATCGAACGTGCAAAGCAAGAAGCGGCGACCACCGATTCATGAGTTACCAGGCAATCCAGATCGGACTGGCCACCGAGATCGATAACCGAACGTGGCAAGGTGCTGCCAGACTGGATGCCACCAGTAAGCAGGGCGCGGCCACGATCGGGCCGGGCGGCACCATATCTGCATGTAAGTACACAGAGATTCAACTGGTGCAGATCGCCTCACAGGCGGTGAGGGCAGGGCTGAAGTCGGTCACAGCCATACCGGCGCACCAGGCGATGGCTGACAGCCTCAGAGCTGCAGCGTACAACTCAATGCGAGGTGAGCACCATGGCAGAACCCCAGTTCAAAGTTGAGTTCAACGAGCAGGACAAGCGCCGGATCCTTGAGCTGCTGGATGACATTATCGACTATCGTCGATCGGTCTGGCGTGGCCTGAACCTTGGGGCAAAAAAAGGCAAACAACTTGCTGTTGCCGAGCTTGGCAGCAAGATCACTGTCCGAAAGAAAACGATCAGCAGCCGCGTCAAAATCAAGCATAAAGCCAGCAGAACGCACGCGATGGCCAGCTTCGAGCTTAAAAGCGCCCCCTTGGCCCTGTCAGAGTTCGAGCACAATGCTGGCAAGAAAGGGACCAGCTACAAAATCTGGAAAGATGGCCAGCGCGAGTTCTACGAGCACGTCTTCAAGATCAAAAACAGCCGCTATGACAAATCCGGACGGGGTGCACTAGTTGAGCGCAATATAAGGCATTCACGATATGACGGCCGAGGCCCGTTGCGCGCGAAGGTTGGTCCGGGGCTGGTGACCGTATTCGAGCAAACGCCTGGGCTGGCAAAGCGAGCACTTGAGAAATCGATGGCCGACGCCATGGTCGAGATCGAACGCCAGGTGCAGCTGGTGCTGGAAGGTAAGATTTAACGACCCCTCGAACAGTCGGTTAGAAGCAGGAAATCCTGCTACTAACCGGCTGCCTACCCCCGTCCGGCTGG